TTAAATGTATAACTGGCTCCTGTTACTGTAGGACTAACAGCATTGGTTACTGTTACTAAAGCTCTATTGTTTCCGTCTATATCTGTATAATCATATATGTCATATTGGTTATCACTACTACCATCACTTGTTGTTACAGCCGTACCAGTAGCACTAGCTCTCATATCTGGTTCAACGTGTACTGTAAAGTTTGATGTAGCAAAAGGTGAACTAGAATGATCACTTAAAACTTCTAACTTACCTGTATAATCTACATCGGTGCCAGCATTTTGTTGAGCATTGGTTAATGTATAAGTGTGACTTAAATTACTTGTGCCTGTATCACCTGGGTTTCCACTACCAGTGTTAACTGTTGTTGTAGTTCCATCACCCCAAGTATATTTGTATTGAATTCCGTATGTTGAATGAGAACCAATTGTGTTTTCTGTATTGTTTGTAAATGTTACAGGGTGTCCACTTGTTCCTATTTCATTAATTCCACTTGTACTCGACAACGATACTGTTGGAGTATGTGTATCATAAATTTTATGTGCTGTTGATGTATCTCTAGGAATTTCACTTGGTGTTGCTGTAGAGTGAGCGTCAAGTGTTAATTCTACTGTACGAGTTTGTTCTTGTTCTGTACTTGCTGTAAATGTATGAGCTAGTCTTCCACCACCTACACCACCTGCTACAGCATCGCTGTTTATAACATTATCAGATTCACTGTCACCCCAATCCCAAGTATATTGAACTGTTGCTCCACTTGTATTTGTTGTATTGTTTTGGAAATAAACAGTATCGCCATCATCCCATTGTGTAATAGGTGAACCACCAGTTGAGGCCGCGTATGCGGCAAAACTTACCACAGGAGTAGCTGTGTATATAATAATATAACTTGCTCTTGTTTTGCTTACAGTTGAACCTTTTCCACTTCCACTATTATTTTTTGCTGTTACTATTACAGTAAAAGGTGAATTAGTATTTGAATTGTAAGTATGCGAAGGAGTAGAATCTGTTGTATTGCTTGTTGCTGTTTCTCCTGTACCCCAATCAATATCATAATGTGTAGGGTTACCGTCTGTTGAAATTGTAAGTGTTACAACTAATCCAGCACCACCTGACGTAACGTCTGCTGTAAAATCAACGTTAGCAACGGCAGTATTATTAATAATATTTTGTGATAATTCATTTAAATCGTCAATTGCTGTACTGACGTTAGTAGTATCTAACCAAGTATTAATAGCACCAGTAGGATATAATGAACTATCATCCGGCCAACTTAAAGTGACATCTCTTCCTGTAACTAGTCCGCCACTTGCGACACTTGTCCAAGATAAGTTACCTGATCCATCTGTTGTTAAAACTTGATCACCACCACCACCAGTAATAGTAATATCTTCTACAGCACCTAAGTTTAAGTCACCAGATGTGCTTCGGATATTACTTCCGCTAATTGTAATGTTATCTACTTGTAGACTTGCTGAAGGAGTGTTTGTGTTGATGCCTATTCGGTCATTGACCACATCTATGTATAACAGGTCTGTTTCAAAAGCTATGTCGGTACCTAATCGCTCAAGGTTAGCCTTAAGCATAGCACCGGATATTCGTCCTATGGCCATTTTATCTCCTTCACCTCATTTCATTCCAGGGTGAGCCCGGGTATAATATAATAGGTAATCCTATTACAAATGTATTTATATGAATGAAAAAATTAAGATAATACGCTGGTTGTTGTACTATTCATACCTACAAAAGCATAAATTCTATGTGTGTTTGGAGGAGCAGAACCAAAAGTAAGATTAGTTCCTGATATTGTATAAGCCTGTGTAGGCTCTTGTACAACGTTACCTACTACAACAATAACGCTATTCACATCAACAGGTGCTGAAGTAAAAAAGCTATTGAATACTGTAGTTGTTCCGTCACCTACTTCATTACCATCTTTAATCATAGCTACTGTACCTTGAGGAGTACTTGAACGCCATGATGTTGTACCTTTGTCATAGTATTCTAATCTACTAGTATCTGTATTAAAACGTATTGTACCTGATTTAGGATCTGCTGGACGTTGTGCTGATGTTCCAGATGCTGTAGTTTGTCCTGCTGTCTTATGCTTTAAAAAATATCCCATTTTTAAATACTCACGTATGAAACATTAGCATATACTGATGAAGCGTGAGAGCATTTTGCTTGTATTGTATCACCATTTGCTAATACAATTTTTTCAGCACTTAAAATATATGTGTCTGCTCCATCAATTGATAATTCTTTAATAATTCTATTTGTAGCATCTGCTGTTCCGCTGTTTGACACAAGATGAACGTCAATAGTTCTTGCCGCGGCATTATCATTTGTAAAAAATATTGATGTAGTAGCAGAATCATTAGTACTAGTATAAACTGTACCTATGCTTGTTCCTAAAGTTGCTTTTGCTAACGCCATTTTCTTTTTCCTAAAATATTAATCCGTATACGATTGCTTTACTCTTACTTACCATTTCTTCCGCATTACCTGTAGGTGCCTGAACGTATACTCCTGTTCCTCCACCGCCTGGTGCTTTAGCATATACTAATGATTTGCCAGCTACCGCACTTGGATCTGTTGTTTGTGTTAATCTCATAAGGCCATCAGTAGTAATATTACCTGTAACATCTAATGTAGTTGATACAGTTGCGGCTCCTGTAACTGCCAATGTTGAACCATCGAAAGTTAAATTTGCTTCACCTGTAATAGCGTTAGCACCTGTAACAGTAGTAACTTGATTATTAGTTGACCCTGTTAATGCTGTTCCACTACTTAAACCATCTACATAACTTTTTGTTGCTAAATGATCTGAACTTGTCGGTGTTGCCGCTGATACAGTAGTTAATGAACCACCTTCTTTAAAAGTAAAACTATCAATACTGTCATCATACAGCATTGTTACGTTTGTTGCTGTACCTCTTTCTATTTCAATACCAGACGTTGTTGCTGTAATACCAGCACCAGTTTCGCCACTGTTTAAAACAATAGTATTATCTGATATTGTAGAATTAGTTGTTTCTACTTCAGTTTTAGTACCTTGAACAACAAGATTTCCATCTACTGTAAGTGAATGAGTTTTTACTGTGACATTAGAATCGGCACCACTAGTGGTGATTTTATAATGTCCGTCAAACCGTTTTTCAGAAATTTTTGCCATAATCAATTATCCTTATACATTATTTATTTCTTTTTCGAACTGTTCAAATGTTATTTCACGGTGATTAGAGCAACAATCCCACTCTTTTGGCACATAATTGCTTAAAGCACCGACTCTAGTAAAATTTATTGCTGGATAATCTAACATTATTCTACGAATTTGATCAACCCAATTCATATAATATGTTGCGGTCGCTGTTTCAGGTTTATAAGCATTGGTTCCAGCATATATATTATTTAAATTATTCATCTTATCACCAATACCTAAAAAATCAAATCCTATTATATAAATGAATTTGGGTGATTCTAAACAAGCATAAGTTAAAGCAACTTGACCACTACTGTATCCCCAATTATGTTCTATTTTTCTACTATAATTATTTTGATAATCTGTCTCCTGCCATTTCCTATTCATATGAGTTTTAATAAGTTTGCCAGGTCGTCTTGTATAAAAAGGAATTTTTTTTGGAATATTTTCTAAAACATCTGGATTTATTTCTGATAACTCTATTTCTTCCCTCATATTATCATCAGTACACACTAATACATCTGGTAAGAAATCTCTATATAGAGCATTACACCCATATATAGTTCCTTTGCCTCTTAATGTATTTAAATCAAAATTTGATCTTGATGTTCCGTTACCTATAACGAATGCTTTTGACATTGTAGTTCCTTCAAAAAAAAATGACTGCTAACGTTAATTAGCAGTCATTCTGTATTTCAAATTATGTATCTGAATTAGATTATGCGTCTTCAGTGAAGTCGTCGTCATCTCCGCCGACTAACGTATTGTCGTCGCCAGATTCTTCCATTCTAACTTTACCAGTAGCCGCCGCTTCATCTAGAGACCATTGAATTGATTCTCCGTCTAAAGCATTTGAACCTGTAGCACTTGGTTTAGCTAAAGTAACTTTACGACCTGAAATTTTGCTCACGCCATAAGTTTCTGAATCAGCACCTTGTACTGAAATTGACATTTCAGTAGCCGCCAAAGCCGCAGGTAATTTTCCTGTAGTAAGTGTACAATCAAAAGTTCCAGCTGTGCCGATTTCTTCAACACGGAATTTTTTACTGCCAATTTGTTTTACGATATAGCCTTCTTTAACAGCCGTACCGTTATGAAAATTTACTTTGATTTCTAATCCTGAAGCAGTCGGGCCTACGCCTTCGACTCCAAAGAATTTTTTATTAAGTGGACGTCCCATTTTTTTTCTCCTAAGTTACGTTCTATGTAATACGCGGTGGGTCAATTCCGCATAAGTCCTCTGTTGAGGCACGATTTTCGACACTAGTATTTATCCAATTAAATGTGTTTTCTTACTACATCATAAACACATTTATGACCATAAGCATTTAATTTTCTATCGTTAGTACAATCTCTAAAAAACGATCCAACGTTTGTTAAATCAGGATGTTGTTCCATTACCCATCCCCAAAATTGAGGTATTTCTCCCCTCTTAAGATAAGGTATAATAAAAAGTTTATCAGTTGAAATGTTTCTATTTTCTTGTACAAAAAATAAACAACGTTTATCTTTTGACCATTGATCTAATATATTATAAACAAAATTAGATTGCCATTTACAATAATCATCTATTATTTGAGGTCCATGATCATCTGTATTATGTATTGGGCCTCTACTATCCCAATTTAAAGATCTATGTGACGAGGGTACTACACTTATAAAAAAATTATCATCGATGTTACTGTTTATAATAATACTAGCATAATACAATGGACTTACTGAATGTGACGTAAATGGTCCTTCTAGTAATTCAGGTGTTAAACCTAGCTCTTCTGCTAATAATTCCCACCAATGTTCACCTTGTTTTACATTAAAATTATCATAAGCACCTGGGCTTGTTATTGTTTGATCACCGTACACTATTAACTTCTTACTCATACTAATACCTATAAAATGTGATGTGCTTTAACAATTAACGTATTTGTTTCTACATCTTTTAATTTACATTGACAACCTAATCGACTTTTAATAGATTCGTTATAATGCATTTTTCCAGCAAGTTCTAATACACGAATTTCTTGCCCACTTAATTTAATATCCTGTCTTGTTTGATAACCTTGAATAATTTCAACATGACAAGTAGCACACTTCATATTGCCTCCACATTTACCCCATGGCTCACGTTGATTTATCTGAAATTGATCATATAGTGCTGTCATTATTGTATCATTATCGGAATATTCTACGTTAATTTCTTTTTCTTGACTTGTAATACATTTAAACGTTTTCATATTAATATTTATAGAGGTCAAAAAGAAAGGCGCCTAAGCGCCTTTCTTAATGTAGTAAAATCTAATCTAATATTAGCTAAAGCTAATGTTAGACATTGCAATTTCACCCAAGTAGTCACCAGCATTACCAAGTGAAGATGCTGTGTTAGTTAACTCAACATATCCATATCTTGTCATAAAGCCAACAACTGGTTCTAATGTAGCTGGATCAAGCACAACGCCTGAGCTCATTAGAGGTACGTATGGGCAGTAGAACGCCGCCGCATCTGCTTCGCTTGAACCTTTGTATCCAACTAGTACAGCTGAGTTATCAGCCGCATAAGTGTCAACGTAGATTTTCATAGCGCCATTCAATGTACCTACAAACTTGTTGTTTGTTGGTGCTTCAAATGAACCTTCAGTTGTTCTTGCGAACGCTGAAGTAGAAGCAGACTGAAGTACTGTAAGAGCAAGTGGAGAAACCACAGCCCAGTTACCAGCACCACGTCTTGTTCTTTGTGCGATTTTATTAGCAACTCTGTTAATTAAAACAGCCAGAGCCGCGTGTTCATCACCAACGTAAGTAGCAGTACCGCTTACAGCCGCTTGGTTGTAAGTTTCTTCAGTAGCCGCTAATGATCTCAAAGAAGTAAGAACTTCTTGGTCGATCTCAGCAGTAATTTCTTGAGCCAGTGCGGCCATAATTTCTGCTTCAACGTCGATTCCGTGCATTGATTGAGCATCTTGTGCCGATTCAAAAGTCCAACGAGCTGATAGCTTTCTTGTTTTAGCTTCAACAGGTTGCTTTAAAATCTGAATGTTCAATCTTTTACCTGCGTTACCCTCTAAAGCAGAAGTACTAGCACCTGCTCCTGGGTCACCGTCATTACCTGAGTAAGACTCAGCAATTTTAAACGGACTTAATGCCTCGTCACCAGCGGCGATGTTTGTAGCACCACCAGTAGTAGCATCAGCATATCTCACACGAAGTGTGTGAATTTGGCCAACTGGACCTTGCATTGGTTGAACACCAACGATTTCGTTCGCGATCACAGTAGGCATAACACGTCTGATTACAGGTAGAATCACACGGTTTAGAGTAGCAACGTTGCCGGCAGATGTAGCGCCAGCCGTCGCCGCCTCTTTTAAGTAATTGCGGGTGTTTTCTAAAACAACACTCATAGTAGTTTTAGAAGAACCTTCTAAACCTTCCATAAGAGCCGATTTAGTGTCATCCCAACGGCTTTCAATTAATGTATCTGACATTTTTTATGTCTCCCTTTTTACATTCCTGCCAATTTTCGAAGAAGAACAATGTTATCCTCAGAATTTTGGCTAGTTTTATTAGATTTATTTCCAGTAACCTCTTTACGAGCTTCAGTAATAATCTTTTTACTTGGCGCTTCGTCTTTTAGTACTGCTGGCAAATATTTGTCGTAAGCTGATTGTATTTTATCAGTTGCGACGCTCTCGAGTAAACTATTCATTACTTCCGCCTGCTTGTTACCAAGTGGCTTCATTAATTCATTAAGTTTTGATTTTCTTTCGATACCCTCGTTAATTTTCTCAATTTTTGCCTTTTGAGTTTCAACTTCTTTAGCAGATGCTTCTGATTTCTCATTAGCTTCTTTTAATTGTTTGTCTTTATCAACTATTACTGCTTCTAAATCTTTCATTTCTTGATTTTCATTCAAGTAACTAGTAGAATATTCAGCGGCAAATGTTTCGAACAATTTACGTCCAAAGTTATTTTCACGAGCTTGTTTGATATCTTCTTTGAGTTGAGTTAGTTCATCCTTCAAAGAACCTGTTACAGCTTCTTTAACAAGTTTGCTTGATTTCTCTATGAATTTCTTCTTAAGATTATCTAATTGATCTTTTGCTTCAGATACTAATTTAACTTTAGTTTCAATGACGTCTTTCTTGTCTTTGTGGAACTCGTTAATTTCTTCAGCAAGATTATTAATTACAAACTTTTCAAGTTTTTCCATTGTAGCTTTCTGAGACTTACGATCTGATCTAAGTTCTGTAATTTCTTCAGCTAATTTCTTAACCATAAAACTATTAAACTTTTCAGAAGCTTCAGTCATTTTCGTATTAAACTTAACACGATCTTCAGCTAGTGCTTTCTTTTCAGCAACAACTTTGCTAATTTCAGCACTCAGGTGTTCTGTAACCATCTTGTCAAGAGCCTCAACCATTGTTTGTTTGTCATGCTCGTAACGACCTGCGAACTCCTCACGGAGGTCTTGACGAACCTCTTCACGGATTTCCTCTAACTTGGTATCCCAAGCTTCAGTAATCTGCTTACGAGTTTCTTCATTTACTAAATCGCTATCTAGCAATGGTTTGATGACTTCTAGCATATTGGTCAACTCCTAACTTTTAAGTCTTGGATGAGTTTTAATACTTCATCCTTTAAGTATTTCTGTACCATATTATCATGCTGTGCCTCTTTAGCAATTTCTAAAACTTTATGACCATGTTTCATGTTCAAAAGTCCTTCGTATATTGCCTGAGGGTAGGCATTAGGTGCAGAAGGTTGAGCTACGACATCTATCGTAACTATCTCGAATTCGCTCACCTGTCCGGTGGCTTCATTGACGTTGCCGCTTCCGCGACTTGATACCCCTAATTTAACACCACTGTCTAACATAGTTTTCACTAGTTGTCCCATTGGCGTGGGTAAAATCTTTAACTTACCAAATCCGTTTGGACCATCCATCCACATACTTTCTACTAGGTGGCATACTCTTTCCAGGTTAACTTGTAACCCTTCAGGATGATCAACTTCGCCAAGCACACTATTGCCTGTCTGGACTTGATCGTTTAATTTCTTAACTGCCGAAGCAATTTCATTCACAGGATATACTCTTTCATTGGCGTTTTTAACTCCGCCTTGAATACAAATCCCTTTCATGTACAAGTCTTTGCCTTCGTTAGCGGACTCAACTATTAAGCCTGCTTGATCGAATGTTAAATTTTCTTGTAATAAAGGTTTCATGTTTTAAGTATCCTTACTTTGTAACTGGTTTTGGTGCTGGTTTTAAAGCCTGCTTACCGCCGCCTTTTGTACCTGTGTTACCTGCATCTTCGATTTTTGGAGATGCCGCTTTAGCACCTTTTTCTTCAGCTGAACCTTTTGCGATATTACCGGCAGAGCCGCCCATATCATTTTTACCAGCAACTGGTCCACCTTTGCCGTCGCCTTCTTCTGAAGTTACTGGAGCAGGTGCTTTTGTTTTGTACTCAACAACCTTCTCTTTAGCTTCGTCAACAGCTTCGTCATCTGATGCTTCTTCGACTGCTTCGTCTTCTTTTGTTTCTGGAACAATTGACTCTTCAGGAGCAATTTCTGGCTCCATCTCTGGGTCCATTGCTGGCTCCATGTCATCAGCTGGTGCTTCTTCGTCATCAGCAGGTGCTTCTTCTTTACCAGTCATTTGTTCAAATTCGCTTCTTAAATCATCAATAGCAGTTTGAAGATCTAAAATTTCGTCTTCCATGCGTTCAGCATCGTCGTCATCCATTTTAGCTTCGCCTTCTTCACCACCATCAACACCAAGTTCGTCAGCTATATCACCAGCATCTGATTCAGGATCTTCATCGTCGTCATCATCTTCTGATTTTATGCCAACTTCGTCAGCTTTAATATCGGCAACCATGTCAGCAGTTTCGTCATCGGAAAAGTGTTCTTCAACTTTTTCGTCTGATGCTTCTTCTACTTCATCGGTTGATTCTTTTGTTTCGTCGGCTTCTTCAACTTTTTCATCTTCATCTTTAGCTTCTTCGACTTCGTCTTCTTTTGAAGCTTCATCGATATCAGCAAGATCTTCTTCGTCGATTAAATTTTCGTAAATTTTACGAGATTCATCAACCGCGATCTCATGAAAAAGTTCTTTAGCCTTATCTTCTTCCTCGTTAACTACTAATTCAACGAGAGATTTCCATTTGTCATTCATATTGTGACTCCTTTAATACATGAGATATGGCGCATTTTCGTAATAGTATTTACAAATATGCTATGTTAATTAGTTAAAACGTCAGATTATTGACGGTTTTGGCCGATTATCTGATATTTTAATTGGGGGTTTTATGATGTTATAAATCGTCGCCTGATTCTTGTTGCCCGTACTGTGCCTTAATCTTTTCTATCATTTTTGACTTTTCGAATTTTTTAGCATCGTACATTTTTCTCAGGCCATTTATTTGACTCAAAGTCAACTTACTCTTGCGAGTATTACCTTGTGCTAAAACACTATGATCTTTTTCTGGATCATAGAATTTATCATCTTGTTGATTTAATTCAAATAGTTTCATAACTGTATTTATTTCCAAGGACGGCCAGCAAATAAGCCTTTTGTGTTACCGTTATCTTTTACTTTATCTGTACGATTTTCACCAGGGGCATATAACGTAGGTAATCTTCCTTTTATAAGTTGAGATGGTTTGCCATCTCTAGCACGTTTTTCAGCCGCGGCGGCTAATTTGGCTTCTTGCCTTTGTCTTTTATATTGTAAATGTGATATACCGTTAGCACTCATACTAATATTTATTCAATTAGATTGAAATATCTTCTTCGCCGCCGGCTTCTGGTTCTGCTCCAGCTTCGCCTTCGCCACCTTCACCACCTTCACCTGTGTCAAGATCAGCGCCACCGAGATCGCCACCCATAGTATCCATGTCAGCACCTAATCCACCAGGAGTAATACCAGCACTTCTAAGTGCCTTACCACCTAACACATTATCAGAATCGCCTTGTTCTTCACGCCACAGAATATCATTCTTTTTCATTTCTTCTTCAGTTAAACCTAAGAATCTTTCTAAAGCAAATCGTTTACTAATATAATTAATACCTTCTGTTTGTGTAAAGTTACTAATTCTACTAGCATCAATATCACTTTGTCTGTAACTAGCAAAGTTTTGAGGCTCATTAAATTCAATATCAAAAATTGAATTGTCAATGTTAACACCTCTCCAACGTAACCACAATTTAAATTCAGCGTCCATTGTACTTGC